GGTCTGAATTACAGAAAGCGAGAGCGACTTGCTATAAGCAGGCCGTTTTTGTTTGGAATAGCGAATAAATGGCCGGAGTAAACTGGATTTATAAATATTACCAGGGCATAAAGGACGGGACCTACACGGTTGGCAAGTGGGTCGAGCTGCTTTATGAGTATATCGTGGGCGCTCTGGGACGCAAGGAGCTCTTCTTCGACCAGAAGAAAGCCAAAGCGGCCATAGAATGGATCGAGCAGCACTGCTTCCATACAGAAGGGCCGCTTGCACCGCAGAGCATCAAGCTGGAAGTGTGGCAGAAAGCGTTCTACTCTGCCATGTACGGGATCACGGACGCCAACGGACAGCGACAGTTTCGGGAAGTGGTCCTTGTCATAGCCAGGAAAAACGGCAAGACGAAGATGGCCTCGAGCGCTGCAGCATATAACTGGCGGCAGGACGGCGGCTTCGGTGCCAGGGTGTTCTGCATCGCTCCGAAGCTGGAGCAGGCCGGTCTGGTGTACGACGACATCTGGACGATGACGCAGCTCGATCCGGAGTGGCAGCAGCTGAAGGACGAGCTCAGCGAGCGGGACCAGCACAACAAGAAGGTCAATGACGACTCGATGCTTGCACGGCACCGGCAGTCAGATCTGGCGATCCCGGGTACGAACAGTACGGTCAAGAAGATAGCCTTCAATGCCAAGAAGAGCGACGGCTTCAACCCGAGCCTTTGCATCTGCGACGAGGTCGCGAGCTGGGTCGGCGATCCCGGGCTCAAACAGTACGAGGTCATGAAGTCTGGCATGGGTGCTCGGCCAGACGGTCAGCTACTCAGTTGCACGACTGCTGGCTACGTCAATGACGGCATATACGACGAGCTGATAAAGAGGTCAACTCGTTTTTTATTAGGCGAAAGCAAAGAAAAGCGGTTGCTTCCGGTCCTCTACATGATAGACGACCTGGACAAGTGGAACGACATCAACGAGATCCGGAAGGCGAACCCAAACCTCGGAGTCAGCGTCAGCGTTGACTATATGCTCGAGGAGATCGCGATCGCAGAGGGGAGCCTCAGCAAGAAGAGCGAGTTCCTGACGAAGTACTGCTGCGTCAAGCAGAACAGCTCGCAAGCCTGGCTGAACGCGCAAGACGTGGCCAAGTGCGTGGGACCGCACCTCGAGCTGGAGGACTTCCGGCACAACTACTGCGTCGGAGGCATAGATCTGAGCCGCACGACGGACCTGACAGCGGCGTGCATAGTTATTCAAAAGCAGGGCGAGTTATACGTCTTTTGCCAGTTCTTCCTGCCGCGCGAGAAGATAGACGAGGCGCAGGCGCGGGACGGCGTACCATACCGGGCGTTCATCCAGAGGGGCATCCTCAAGGAGTCCGGCGACAACTTCGTGGACTACAACGACTGCCTGGAGTGGTTCCAGACGCTCGTCAGGAAGTACGAGCTGCTGCCGCTGGTCGTTGGGTACGACAGATACAACGCGCAGTACTTGACCAAGGAAATGGAGCAGCAAGGGTTCAGGCTCTCGGATGTGTTCCAGGGCGAGAACCTTTCGCCGGTCATCGACGAGCTCGAGGGCCTTATAAAAGACGGCAAGGTCCACATCGGAGACAACGACCTGCTGAAGATCCACCTGCTCGACAGCGCCGTCAAGCAGAACGCAGAGACGCTGCGGAAGAGACTCATCAAGGTCTCGCCGGCAGTCCATATCGATGGATGCGCCGCACTCTTAGATGCCATGACAGTCAGACAGCACGACTGGAACGAGCTCGGGCCTCGTCTGATAAACGATAGATAGCAAGAACGCAAGGAGAAAAGAATGTCACTCTTTGACTGGATTTTCAAAAGACCAAACATCAAGGTCGCACAGACGAACGACGGGTACTTCAAGACGCTGACCGCGTACAGGCCGCACTTCACGACCTGGAACGGCAAGCTCTACGAGAACGAGCTGGTCCGCGCGGCCATCGACGCCAGGGCGCGTCACATCAGCAAGCTAAAGGTGGAGATCCAGGGCAGCGCACAGCCGACCCTGCAGACGAAGCTGAGGCTCAAGCCTAACAACTGGCAGACCTGGTCACAGTTCCTCTACAGGACGAGCACCATCCTGGATATGCACAACACGGTCGTGATCGTGCCGGTCCTCGATCGGGATCTCAACACGGTCGGCTACGCACAGCTGCTGCCGGACCGCTGCGACATCGTAGAGAGCAACGGCGTGCCGTATCTCCGGTACAAGTTCAAAGACGGAAGCGTCGCGGCCAACTACCTGGCGGAGTGCGCGATCATCACAAAGTTCCAGTACCAGAGCGACTTCTTCGGAGAAAGCAACCACGCGCTGGGGCCGATAATGCAGCTGGCACACGTCAACAACGAAGGCATCCAGGAAGCAGTCAAGAACGGCGCGACCTACCGCTTCATGGCGAGGGTCAACAACTTCAGCTTCGTGGACGACCTCAAGGAAGAACGGAAGCGCTTCAACGAGGCCAACCTCAAGAGCGACGAAGAGAACACCGGCATCCTGCTCTTCCCGAACACCTACAGCGACATCAAGCAGGTGAACACGCAGGCGTACACGGTCCCGAAGGAAGAGCTCGAGGAAATAAGGCGCGGCGTTTATAACTACTTCGCAGTCAACGAGGAGATCCTGCAGAGCAAAGCCTACGGTGATGCCTGGGCGGCCTTCTACGAGTCAGTCGTGGAGCCGTTCGCGATCCAGTTCAGCGAGACGATGACGCAGGCGGCCTTCAGCGACCGCGAGCGCGCCAACGGGGCCCTGATCATGGCGACCAGTAACAGGCTGCAGTACATGACGACACAGGAAAAGCTGAACGTCTCGGCACAGATGGCCGACAGAGGCATCATGAACCGCGACGAGGTCCGTGAGATCTGGAACCTGCCGCCGCTCCCGAACGGCGAGGGGCAGGCGTACATAATACGCGGCGAGTATTACAACGCAGACGAAAAACTCCAGGAGGGAGAAGACAATGGCGATCAAGAATGACAGAGAGTATAGAAACATCGGTCTCATGAGCATCGAGACCAGAGCAGAAGGCGAGGAGCCGAGCTTTATCGTAGAAGGCTATGCCAGCACGTTCGACGAGTACGAGCTCTTCGAGTGGGACGGCGTGAAGTACTTCGAGCGCATCGAGCCGACAGCCTTCGAGCATACAGACATGGCGGACGTCGTGTTCCTCATCGACCACGAGGGCCGCGTCTACGCAAGGACCAAGAACGGCAGCGTCGTGCTGACCGTAGACGGTCACGGACTCTACACCAGGACAGACCTCGGCCTCACAGCGGCAAGCCGTGAAGTCTACGAGGACGTCAAGGTCGGCAACTACTCGCAGATGAGCTTCGCGTTCACAGTAGACGAGGACGAGTTCATCGTCAACGAGAAAGAGCAGACAGCACTCAGGGTCATCAAGAGCATCCGGAAGCTCTATGACATATCGGCGGTCAGCTTCCCAGCTAACCCCAACACAGACATCGGCATCGCAGCTCGCGATCTTTTCCACGGAGCGATGGAAAAGGAACTGGCGGAGCGACTGGCGCGAGAGAAGCGTGCGAAAGAAATCGAAGCTCTGAAGCTAAGACTTCAGATGGCAAGGAGAAAGTAATGGAAATCAGAGAAATGAACAGAGAACAGGTCGAGGCCCGCATGGCCGAGATCGAGGAACTGCTCAAAGGCGAAGATCCAGACGTCGAAGCCCTGAAGGCCGAAGTCGACGAGCTGGACACTCGTCTCGCTGCAATAACAGCAGCAGCAGAGGAAAAGCGTGCCCTTCTTGAGAAGGTCGCAAACAGTAACGCAGCCCCGGTTGACTCCGTAGTCTTCGAGGGCAGAAAGGACATCAACATGGAAGAAATCAGAAACAGCGCAGCATATATCAATGCGTTCGCTAAGTTCGTAAGAACCGGCAAGGACGAAGAGTGCAGGTCTCTCCTCACTGAAAACGTCAGCGGTTCCATCCCCGTTCCCACCTTCGTAGGTGAGATCGTAGCCGAGAGGCTCAAGGCATCCAAGATCCTCGCAAGAGTTCGCAGGATGAGCGCGGCCGGCAACGTAAAGGTCGGCTTCGAGTATGACGCACCGGCAGCAGAAGCTCACACCGAGGGCGGCGCAGCTCAGGAAGAGGAAGATCTCAAGCTCGGTATCGTTGAGCTTATCCCGAAGACCTGGAAGAAGTGGGTCAGCATCAGCGACGAGGCTCTCGACACTATGAACGGCGAGGCGTTCCTGCGCTACCTCTACGATGAAGTCGCTCGCGGCATCATCAAGGCGAGAGAGAACGCCGTTGTCGCTGCTATCCTGGCAGCTCCGCAGACCGCAACCGCTTCCGCTCCTGCCGTAGCGAAGACTGGCTCCGCAGCTGGTGCGATCACCGACTTCGTAAATGCCAGGGCACTCCTGAGCGCTGCTGCAGAAGACCTCGTTATAATCTGCAGCCCGGCACAGTACGCAACCTATCGCGGACTGCAGCTCAGCGCTTCCTACGGCGTAGATCCGTTCGACGGCCTCGAGGTGCTTTTCAGCGATGCAGCAACCGCTCCCATCATCGGAGACCTCTCCGGTGTTATGGAGAACTGCCCGAACGGCGACGAAGTTACCTTCAAGTTCGACGATAAGACCGACATGAAGAAGGATCTCGTCAACGTACTCGGCCGTATGCCTTCCGCAATTGAAGTAGTCGGCAACCTCTACTTCGCTAAGGTATCCGCCTAATGGCGAAGGTCAAGCTGACACACGATACGCAGGTGCGCTTCGCAAAAGGTACAGTCCTGGAGGTCTCTGAAGCTGAGGCTTCCAGGCTGTTCGCTTTTAACAATGCGGTCCCAGCTGAAGAAGAGAAAAAGCCCGCAGCGAAGGCGGCAAAAAGCAAGAAGTAACACGCCAAGGAGGACAAAATGGCAATACCTACAGTGACAGTCGACCCGGCAACGCTGGCCAAGATAAAGACGTCGCTCCGCATCTCGACCAATGCGTTCGACACGGAGCTCACCGACCTCGTCCAGGCGGCGATCGGGGACCTCTACATAGCAGGCGTGCGCGGTGACGGAATAGTCCTCACGGATGCCATCGTTCTCCGCGCGGTCACGACCTACGTCAAAATGAACTTCGGCCTTCCGGAGGACTACGACAAGCTGAAGGCTTCCTACGACGAGCAGAAGGCACAGCTTTCGATGGCTTCCGGGTACACCATCTGGGGAGGCTAAAGTCATGTACGACGACATAGCGATTTTAAAGACACCGAACGCGCCGACCTACGACGCGAACGGCAACGAGCTCATCACCACGACCGACAAGCAGGTCTACGTGCAGCCGCGCGGGATCTATGCTTCGGAGTTCTACGCAGCAGCGCAGTCCGGCCACAAACCGTCGCTCACATTATTTATGGCAAACAAAGTGGACTACGAAGGCCAAAAGCGGTTAGAGTTCCACGGCAAGGACTACAACGTGGTCCGGGCCGACTGGGACGCACAGAGGGACGGCATCAGCCTGATCTGCGAGGAGCGAGTGAACAATGAAGACTGAGTCCGTGACGCTGCAGATGCAGGAACTGCTTGACGAGTTCAGCAAGGAAGTCCAGAAGGTCAACGACGAGGCACAGCAGAAGACGGCCAAAGACGCCGTTCAGATGCTGAAGAACAACTCGCCGAAGGAGTCCGGGGACTACGCCGCAGGCTGGACGGTGAAAGTTACAAGCGCCTGGTCTCGGGTCATTTATAACAAGACCCACTGGCGACTGACACATCTCCTGGAGAACGGGCACGTGGTAAAACCGTCACCAAAGCATCCGGGAAAGAAGGGCCGCGTCAACGGCATCAAGCACATCGCACCGGTTGAAGAATGGGCAGCCGACGAGCTCCCGATCAGAATATCTCGAGGTCTATCATGACAATCTATCAGACACTTCAGAGCACTCACCTGCCGTGTGCGTATTCGCATTTCAAGACGCCACAGACGCCGCCGTATCTCGTGTATATCGGAAGCGGCCAGGACAGCCTGGAAGCAGACAACACGAAGTACTGGCGCAGCGATCGCTACCAGGTCGAGTATTACTTCACAACAAAGGACCCAACTAAGGAGGCGGCCATCGAGGACGCGCTTCTGGCGAATGGGTTCATCTACGAAAAGAGCGAGGACGTCTTCATCGAGGATGAGGGCGTCTTTGTTATCTACTACCAGGTTTAGGAGGCTATCATGGCAAACAACAAAGTCGAGTTCGGTATCAGCCAGCTGCACGTTGGAACCTATACCGACAACAACGGCACCGTGACTCTCGGCACTCCGTTCCATCAGGCCGGCGCTGTCAGCTTTGCTCCGGAAGAAGCGAGCGAGAAGAACTCGTTCTACGCTGACAACATCGAGTACTGGTCCGGCTACTCCGGCGGAAGCATCGAAGGCGACCTGACCGTCGCAAAGTTCGATGATGACTTCAAGACCCAGTTCCTCGGATATGTAACGCTGACAAACGGCGGAATTGCGAACGTCAAGAACGCAGTCAAGCCGAACGTCTACATCGCGTTCCAGGTCGAGGGCGACGCAGAAGCCCGCAGGGTCATCCTCTACAACTGCACTCTCGGTGCTATCACCCGCGAGTACAACACCATCGAGGACACCAAGGAACCGGCAACAGAGTCCATCAGCATCAACTGCACCGGCGACAACACCAGTGGAGTCACCAAGGCAGTCCTGAAGCCCGGCGACAGCGGCTACGACACACTGTTCACCGCTCCGACGGCTCCGGTGATCGTGCCTTAATCGGCAAAAGAAACACAGGGCGGGGAGCTTTTTCCTCGTCCTGCTTTTCTCGTTATGACACACGGAAAGGATAAACAACATGGAAAAACTAATCAAAATCGGAAACACAGAAGTCCGGCTGAGTAACAACGTGGCCTGGACTATGGAATATAGAGACCAGTTCGGCAAGGACATCGTCCCGACGCTTCTCCCGGTCCTGCAGGCAGGCATGGAGGGGATCGCGACCATCATCGCGGACGCGGAGCTGAACAGCGCAGACGGCAAGCTGACCGTCAACAGCGCGAAGTCTATCGCGGAGGCCGTTCAGGGCCGGGCGATGGACATCCTGCTGCCGCTCTTCCAGATGGAGTTCGTGGACGTCATCATCAACATCACCTGGGCGATGGCAAAGGCCGCAGACGAGAGCCTCGAGCCGCCGAAGCGCTGGGTGCGTCAGTTCGACAGCTTCCCGCTCGACGTCATCCTGCCGGAGGTGGGCGAGCTGGTCATCAAGGGCTTCGTAAGCTCAAAAAACTTGAAAAGGCTGAAGAACCTCGGCGCAAGTCTAAAGACTCTTCAGCCGTCACACTCGACGACATCATCCTCGCAGGACTTGAGCGAGGACTGACGATGTCAGACATCCGCCGGATGCAGCTCGGGCAGGTCGTGGACTTTGTTATAAGCTACAATGACCGGGCAACCAAAGCGCAGCGGGCCGCAGAACGGCCAGCCAAGCGCAAAGCAACACAGGCGGACATCAACGCGTTCTTCGGATAGGAGGCCCACATGGCCGGACAGATTAAGGGCATCACCATCGTCTTCGAGGGTCAGACCACGAAGCTCGACAAAGCCCTCAACGACATCAACAAGAAAACACGAGACCTTGACAAAGAGCTCAAGCAGGTCGACAAGGCGCTGAAGTTCAACCCGACAAACGTCGAGCTTTGGAGGCAGAAACAGCAGCTCCTCACCGAGAAGGTCAAAGAGACAAAGGACAAGCTCGACCTTCTGAAGCAGGCGCAGGCCAAGATGGACGCCTCCGGCGTCGACAAGAACTCGCAGGAGTACAGGAATCTGCAGCGCGAGATCATCGAGACCACGAGCAAGTGCAAAACCTTCGAGACCCAGCTGAAAGAGATCGGCAACGTCAACCTCAAGGCCGCACAGGAGCAGTTGAAGCAGATCGGGACGGAACTGACCAACGCCGGCCAAGCTCTGGCACCGCTCTCCAAGGCGGCCGCAGCTGTCACCGGCGGGCTCATCGCAGCAGCGACAAGCACTGGCAAGACGGCGGACGACCTGAACACGCTCTCCAAGGTCACAGGCATCGGAGTCGAACAGCTGCAGAAGTACGCAGCAGCCGCTGACTTCGTGGACGTCTCCGTGGAGACCATAGCCAAGAGCCAGCAGAAGCTGAAGAAGCAGATGGCGTCCGCACAGGGCGGAACCAAGGCCGCAGCGGAGAACTTCAAGAAGCTCGGCGTCAACTTTGCAGACGCGAACGGAAACCTCCGGGACAGCGACGAAGTCTTCCAGGAAGTTATCGCAGCCCTTGGCCAGATGGAGAACGAGACCGAGCGAGACGCTCTGGCGATGGAGATCTTCGGCAAGTCCGCAGGCGAGCTCAACCCGCTGATCGAGGACTGCGGCGAGACGTACCAGAAGGTCTCGGACATCTTCGAACAGCACGGCATCCAGCCCATCAACCAGGAACAGATAGACAAGGCGCAGCAGTTCCAGGACAAGCTGGACGAACTGAAGCTGCTCGGCTCGACAGCCCTGCAGGAGCTCGGAGCCAAAGCGGCCGAAGCGCTGCTTCCGGCTCTCGAGAAGATCGTGGAATGGGGCGGCAAGATCGTCAAGTGGATCTCGGATCTGAGTCCGGAGGTCGTGCAGGTCGTCGCTATCATCGGAGCCCTGCTCGCGGTCCTGAGCCCGCTCCTGATAATGCTCGGAGCACTGGCCACAGCAGCCGGCGCTTTGAACATAGCGATGCTGCCGTTGATAGGGATTATCCTGGCAATAATCGCGGCCATCGGGGCGCTGGTGTACGCGGGCGTCTACCTGGCGAACCATTGGGAAGAAATCAAAGAAAAGGCCAAGGCTGCCTGGGACGCAATAAAGAACGCGATCATCGCAGTCAAGGACGGCATCGTCAAAGCCTGGGAGAACCTCAAGCAGAAGACAGCAGCCGCCTGGGATGCCATCAAGAACAAGGCCGAGAACGTAAAGACAGCGATCGCGGCCAAGTGGGACAGCCTCAAGCAGAAAACGGCTGACGTTTGGGGCAGCATCCGCGACAAGATGACAAACGCGATAGAAGGCGCGCGGAGCAAGATCAGCGGCATCATCGACAGGATCAGGAGCTTCTTCCCGATAAACGTCGGCAACATCTTCGGCCACATAAATCTGCCGCACTTCAGCCTCACCGGAAAGTTCAGCTTGAACCCGCCGAGCATCCCGAAGCTCTCCGTCGACTGGTACGATAAGGGCGGTATTTTTGACAGCCCAACAGTCATCGGCGTCGGAGAAAAGCGGCCGGAGTTCGTCGGAGCTCTGGATGACCTGCGCGAGATCGTGCGTGAGGAGTCCGGAGGCGGCGGCGTCACGATCAACGTGTACGCAAGCCCCGGCATGGACGAGGACGCGCTCGCTCGCAAGATCGAGCAGAAGCTGGTCCAGCTGCAGAAACGGAGGAACGCGGCCTATGGCACTATTTAGGACATTTACACTCGACGGAGAGAACAGCGCGGACTACGGGCTTTATATCTCCGGCGACTCAGTATACGACGCACCAGAGCGCGCGGTCGAGATGGTAACGATCCCCGGGCGCAACGGTGCGCTGGCTATGGATCAGGGCTACTTCGAGAACATCGAGGTCACATATCCGGCCGGCATCTTTGCAGAGTCGCAGTCAGACTTCGCGGACAAGATGGACGCGATCCGGAACTGGCTCGGCACCAAGCACACCTACGTGGCTTTGACGGACGACTACCATCCGGACTACTTCAGGATGGCGATTTATAAGGCAGGGCTCACGGCCAAGCCGGTGAGGTACAACACGGCCTCGCAGTTCAATATCACGTTTGAGTGCAAGCCGCAGCGGTTCCTGCTCTCCGGCGAGGAGCCGTGGACAAGGGCGAGCAGCTACGACACGCTGACCGACGAGGACGACGTCATCCTCACGGACGAGAACGACAACGAGCTCGAAGGCGGCACATCCAGCGCGAACGCTATCGTCAACCCGACGAACTTTGACAGCAAGCCGCTGATAATCGTCACCGGGCCGGGCACGGTAGGCATCGGAAGCTATAGTATCACGGTGGCGGGCGTGGCCTACGGCACGGAGGTTTACATCGACTGCGAGACGATGGAGATTTACACACTCAATGGAGGCGTTCCGGCAAGCGCGGCCGACAAGGTCAGCTTCAACACGACGGCCTTCCCGGTATTAAGACCAGGGAGCAACGGAGTCTCCGGCACGGCAGCGTTCCAGATTATACCGAAATGGTGGAGGATATAAAACATGGCATCAATTAAGGAAAGCGCTCTGACGACAGTCAGCGGCACCAGCGCGAGCGACTTCGTGAGGGTCGTCACGAGCAGCGGGCAGAGCAGAAAAGTGGCAGCGGCCGAAGTCAAGTGCCTGGTCCTGACGAGCCCGAGCTTCAGCAGTCTGCCGCAGACCATCAGCAACGCAAACATCACAGCCGACCACGTAGTTATCAACAGCGTGCTGAGCAACCCGGCGGCGCAGACGGGCGACTGGACGGTCACGACGAGCGCAGGGAGCTTGAGCATCGCGGGAAGCATAAGCGGCTCGACAACTATCACGCTTTACCTCATGAAGAAGGCATAACGCAAGGAGGAGCAAGGACATGAAGAAAATTATCTATCACTCCATAATCGGGGGGGGTACTACCCAGAAAGGAGGCAGGCTCTGTAAACTGCTTGTCTCCGAGAACTCCGAAAGGAGGTCTGAGGCGTAAGGGAGGTGACTCCCGTGGCTGTTAGTAAGATAATTAACGACAAAGTGGTACGGCACAGCGACAACGTTCTTACGGCTACTATCAATCGAGAAAATGTAGAACGTCTTGACATTATGCTAATTACAGGAACAACGGGAGACGTGACGGAAGGCTCGTTGAGGGTTGTTTTTAATAGAGACACCGCCTATTTCCAAAAGTTCGACGGAGCCACATGGGTCGTACTCAAAACATGGTAACAGCCACACGCCGAGAACGGCATGGCAACAAGCAAAATCATATCTACACCAACAGCATGGACGAGGCTCGAGCAAATAGACGCGTCAACAGTGCCAGAGGACACAACGCTGTTGTCTTTCCCGAATGGAATCTACAAGGTCAGCGGAACGCAAAGCGCATACGTGCCTTTTAGGTATGGCACTTTAGTGCTATTCAAGGCTCTATACAATGGCGTGTACTATACTTTTGCGATGGGCAAAGAAGCTGAATCTAACAACTTATATGTTCGCCATGGCTACGGCAACGGGTGGCACACTGGGTGGATAAGATTCACAGGCACAGCGGTGTAGAAGAATTACAGAGCCATCAACGAGATGGCAAGCAACACACTAAAACCTTTTGCGTTTTTCGCACCACAAAGGCTCGCCGCAACCGACGACTTGAACAGCATCACAACCGCAGGAGCATATTATGTCAAAGACTACACCATTCCTGCACATTCTCCTGCAAGTGATGCGTACAACTCGCTTATCATTGTTTTTAGGTTTGGCACGTCTTTAGTAATTCAGCTTTGGCTGTCTGTAAACAAAAGAGCTGTATATATGCGAACAGCGACAGCCGACAACAACTTCGGAAACTGGGGACAGTTTACCATCACAAACGTCTAACACATGATACCAATACTATTTTCAAACACCGAAACAACCTTCACATCGAACGGCCTGGGGCGTCTATCCGACTGCGTCCGCTGCGTCGTCACGGAGGAGAGGAACGGCATCTACGAGCTCGAGTTCGACTACCCGGTCACGGGTGCGAACTTCGAGAGCATCCAGATCGGCTGCATCGTACTGGCGACCCACGACGAGGCGGGCGACGGTCAGCCCTTCGACATCGTTAGCAAGTCCGAACCGATAGACGGCATCGTCACGTTCCACGGCCAGCACGTCAGCTATAGAGCCAACGGCCTCACGGTCAAGCCGTTCACGGCCACGACCTGCGCGCAGGCGTTCCTGGTCCTTCCGAACTACATCATCGGAGACAACCCGTTCACCTTCACGACCAACAAGGACGTCACGGCCGACCTCAAGGTCACAGAGCCGCGCGGCCTTCGCGGACTGCTTGCAGGCGAAGAGGGCAGCATGCTCGACACCTTCGGCACGGGCGAGTACACCTTCAACCGGTGGAACATCGACCTCTCGCTGCATCGCGGACAGGACACCGACGTCAGCATCGTCTACGGCAAGAACCTCGTGGACTTTGAGAACGAGGTGGACGCTTCCGAGGTCTACACGGCTGCGGTCCCGTTCTGGACCGGCACGGACGACGAAGGCGCGGAGATCCTCGTCACCCTTCCGGAGTGGTACATCAGCTCCGGGCATACCGTTCCGGCAGGCCGCGAGATAATCGTCCCGATGGACCTGTCGGACGAGTTCGACGAACAGCCCACCGAAGCGCAGCTGCGCGACAAAGCGACGAGCAGGCTCGCAAGCTCGAACGCCTGGGTGCCGTCACAGACCATCGAGGTCGACTTCGTTCAGCTCTGGCAGACGGAGGAGTACAAGCAGTACGCTCCGCTGCAGCGGCTGAAGCTCTGCGACACCTGCGTGGTCGAAGTCCCGATGTATAACATCAGCTTCCGCACGAAGGTCATCCGGACAGCTTGGAACGTGCTCCTCGATCGCTATGACGAGATAGAACTCGGAGACGCGCCGGAAACCTTCGCACAGGTCCTGGGCGAAAAAGTCACCGAGACCGTCGAGAAGGCCGTGACAACCGTCAGGAACGTGCTCGAGGGCTCGATCATCGAAGCGATGGAACAGATCCGGGGCGGCTTGGGCGGTTATATCGTCGAAACAATGAACGCAGACAACCAACCCATCGAGCTGCTGGTCACAGACAACCTGGACATTTCACAGGCCGTGAACATCTGGCGCTGGAACCTCGGAGGACTGGCGCACAGCTCCAACGGCTACAACGGGCCGTATGACGTGGCCATCACGCAGGACGGGAAGATAAACGCGAGCATGATCCTGACCGGAGTGCTCTCGGCCAACCTCATCCGCGCCGGCATCATCAGCGACACGGGCGGGAACAATTCCTGGAACCTGGACACGGGCGAGTTCAAGACCACCGACGCAAACGGGTGGATCCAGATCAAGGACGGCATCGTGGGGTTTTATAACAATAGCAACACGCGCTTCGCTTCGCTCGTTCACGCATACTACGACAACCTGCAGACCATCGACTCGCTCAGCATCAAGAGCGTCAGCGTCCTCGACCTCGTCGGAGACGTGGCGGTTCAGATCGCTGGCAACGAGGTCACGACCATCCTCGAAAACGGCGGCGGAGGAAGTGACGAGCCGGTGGCGCGCGGCTATTGGGACTCGAACGGGTCCTGCTACGACATTACGGCCGACAAGACGCAGATCAGTGGCCACGTTGACATCCCGGACGGCGTACACGGTCCGACGATCAACTCCGTGCAGCCCGGCTGCATCATGCCGGTGCCGTTCCTTACGTTCAGCGATCTCGGAGTTCCAGAGGGCTCCACAGAGGCAGCAGTCCGCACCTTCATCACGGCATGGATGAAATGGGTCTGCGCACAGTTCCCCGGAAGAGGTCCTTCGACGACCTTCGTCGGCAGCTGCCGTCCGGGCATCCGGTGCCTGGTCAACTGGGTCTGCTACGACACGGACGACTTGAGCGCACAGCTTCCGGAGTATTCCGTCGGCCTTTTGGTACCGTTCGGAGCGAACTCGGTCGTTTATAAGTTCGGGACCGACGGCGGCTCCGTTTACTTCAACAGCAACAGCTAAGGAGGGCCGACATGGAGACAGACATCATAGTGGCCCTGATCGGCTTCGCAGGAATAATCGGGGCGCAGGTCATCATCTCAAAGAGGACGAACAAGGACATCCTGTCGAAGATCGAGAAGCAGAGCGAACTACAGGACGCACGGCTTGATGCGAAGATGGACGTCTACAGAGCCACGACGGACACAAAGATCGAGGAGCTAACTCGCGAAGTCCGGGAGCATAACAACTTCGCAAGGCGGATGCCGGTCCTCGAGGAGCAGCTCAAGGTGGCAAACCACCGCATCGAAGACCTCGAGCGAAAAAGAGACGCGTAGCTTCAACGACAAGGCCAAAAATCGCCGATTTGAGCGACTTTATATTGCATAGTCGATAAATATATCGACGGAGGAAAAGACAATGAAAAGAGATTGGAAAAAGTGGTTTATAGCTGCAGGCATCCGAGCAGTCCGCACCGTGGCTCAGGCCGCGATCGCGACTATCGGAGCATCCGCAGTTCTTTCCGAGGTCAACTGGCCGGTAGTGCTCAGCTCGTCGGTCCTTGCAGGCTTGCTCTCCCTGCTGACCTCACTGGCCGGACTTCCGGAGCTTCCCGAAGAGGAGGAGTGACATGGCCGTGATTATTGGATCCGCACGCGGAGACGAGCGCGGACGCATCACCGGCGGACAGGCCGGAGACCAGACCGGGCGCGAAGTCGCAACGGAGACCTGGTACAAGGCATCCGGAGGCTGGCGCGTTCTTCGGGCCAAAGATCCTGCAGCGGCCGAGCGCATCGCTTGGGATATGCAGGCGGCGTGCGACAACAACAAAATCGGCTACGATCAGAGCGAGAACCAGACGCTCTGGTACGAAGTCAGGCCGCTCGGCTTCGACTGTTCAAAGGTCACGCAGCCGTGCGAGACCGACTGCAGCCAGCTCGTGAGGGTCTGCGTCAACTACGCAGGCATCCCGGCCGGGTACTTCTACACAGGAGACGAGGCAGCGGTCCTGCTCTCGACGGGCGCGTTCATAGAGCTGACCGACAAGGCGTACCAGAACTACAGCGACCGGCTCCGCCGGGGCGACATCCTGGTCACGAAGAAGAAGGGCCACACCGTGGTCGTACTCACCGACGGGCCGAAGGCATACGTCTGGGGCTCCGACATGACGATCGCAGCGCAGCGCTTCTACAAGACGCCGGTGGATGGCGAGGTCTGGGGGCAGTACACCTTCAACAAGAGGTACCTGCCGAACGCAGACGACGGCTGGAAGTGGTCGTTGTTTGCTCCGAAGGGGAGCGCGCTCATCAAGGCGATGCAGAAGGACCTGAACAACGCGGGCTTCTACAAGGACGACCTCGACGGCATAGCCGGCAAGAACTTCGTCCGGGGGCTGCAGCTGTTCCTCAATACGATGTACCCAGAGGACCCGCTCAACGTGGACGGAGTCATGGGTGCAGCGACCTGCAAAAGGC